GGGATGTGGATGTACCAAGTGGGTCTATCAAAGACAACATCATGGCGCTTCCATATAAGGAGCCGAGTCAAGTATTGGCTGGTCTGTTAGAAAAGATTACCGAAGAGGGTCGCAGGCTTGGTTCTATTGCTGACATGAAAGTCAGTGATATGAGTGCGAATGCACCTGTAGGAACTACGCTGGCTATTCTTGAGCGTCAGTTAAAAACGATGTCTGCTGTGCAGGCGCGAGTTCACTTTTCGATGAAGCAGGAATTCAAACTCCTGAAGAACATCATTCGTGATTACACGCCGAACGAATATTCATACGATCCTGAGAAGGGTGATCGCAAGGCCAAGCAAGAAGACTATGACATGGTGGAAGTGATTCCAGTGTCTGATCCTAATGCTGCAACGATGGCGCAGCGGATCATGCAATACCAAGCTGTGATTCAGTTGGCGCAACAAGCTCCGCAGATTTACAACTTGCCTCAGTTGCATCGTCAGATGATTGAAGTGTTGGGTGTGAAGAATGCTGACAAGCTGGTTCCGACAAAAGACGATCAGAAGCCACGCGATCCAATCAGCGAGAACATGGCCTTCTTGAGGGGTGAGCCGACAAAGGCTTTCATCTACCAAGATCAAGATGCGCACATTCAAGCGCACCAATCATTTATGCAAGACCCAAGCATTGCGGCGACCATTGGACAAAATCCTATGGCGCAGCAAATGCAGGCGGCGATCATGGCGCACATTGCAGAACACTTGGCATTCAAGTATCGCAAGGATGTCGAAGAACAGGTTGGAGTTCCATTGCCTAACCCAGATGCTGAGTTGCCAGAAGATGTTGAAGTTCAACTTTCTCGTTTGGTGGCTCAAGGGTCACAACAGTTGATGCAGAAAAATGCAGCGCAGGCTCAACAAGCACAAGCTCAACAGCAAGCTCAAGATCCGCTTATCCAGATTCAGCAAGCAGAGTTGCAAGTCAAGCAAGCAGATGTGCAGCGCAAGACGCAAAAAGATCAGGTGGATTCGCAGCTTGCAATGCAGAAATTGCAGCTTGAGAAACAGAAAATTGAGGCGGAGATTTTAAGAGAATCTAAGCGACTTCAGTCACAAGAGTTGCAGACCAAGGCCAGAATCCAAGCGGATATGACGGCCCGTCAGTTGGATGCAATGACAAAACCAAGGAAGGCTGAGTAATGGATCAAAAGCTTGCCGAGATTTTGAACAAGAAAATTCAAGAACACATTAACCAACATTTAGGAGTGCTGAGTGATGGCGTAGCTAAAGACTACGCTCATTACAAAGAGCTGTGCGGAGCAATCCGGGGTCTGCAAACCGCACAGATGGAAATAAATGACCTTGTGCGGAAACTAAAGGATGTTGATGATGACTGAGTTTGATGTTCAAGCTGTTGATCTGTCGGGTATTTTGAATACCTCGGCGGAGGAAAAAGCGAAGCAAGTGCCTGATCCTGTGACTTACCACATTCTGTGCGTTCTTCCAGAGGTGGATGAGGAGTATGAGAGTGGTCTTGTTAAGGCTGGGCAAACGATTCACTATGAAGAGCTGCTGTCACCAGTGCTTTTTGTGGTGAAAATGGGGCCAGATGCCTTCAAAGATGAGAAACGCTTCCCAAGCGGCCCATCTTGTAAGGTGGGAGACTTTGTGTTGGTACGTCCCAACACTGGTACTCGCATCAAAATCCACGGGAAAGAGTTCAGAGTAATCAATGATGACTCTGTAGAGGCCGTGGTTCAAGACCCTCGCGGCATTTCCAGAGCATAAGGAGGGAAAAATGGAAAAAACAGAGTACAAATTCCCCGATGAGATGGATAAAAAGCCCAAAAAAGCGTCAGGAGATGACGATTTCAAGGTTGAAATTGAGGGTGAGGGTGAAACTGAGATAGAAATTGTCGATGACACGCCCAAATCTGGCAAAAAGATGGAAGATCCTCCCAAAGATATTGATGAGGATGAGTTAAACAGCTATGGCGAGAAGGTTCGGCGCAGGATTCAGCACTTGCAAAAGGGCTATCACGAAGAAAAGCGCAAAGCAGAGCAAGCTCTCATGGAGCGCGAAGAGGCGATCAAGGCAGCTCAGACCATAGTTGAAGAAAACAAAAAACTCAAGGGTTCTTTGAATCAGGGGCAGACAGCACTTCTTGAACAAGCCAAGAAAACAGTGGCTTCTGAGATGGAAGATGCTCGGAGAAAGTACAAGGAAGCGTATGAATCGGGAGATTCTGAGGCTCTTGTCAATGCTCAGGAAAATTTGACCTCCGTCAAGATAAAACTTGACAGAGTGAATAATTTTAAGCCTACCCCTTTACAAGAAGATCGAGTTGATGTAAAAATACCTCAAGTTCCCAGTAATGCCTACGATGCGAAAGCAGAAGATTGGCGTAAACAGAACAAATGGTTTGGGCCGGACGATGAGATGACCAGTTTTGCGCTTGGACTCCACAACAAGCTGGTCAAAGGTGGAGTAGATCCGACATCAGACGAATACTATGAGAAGATAAATTCTCGTATGCGACAAGTATTCCCAGAGAACTTCGAATCTGAGGAATCCGCTGCTGAACCTGAGAAGGTTGAGAAGCGAACTAAATCGAATGTGGTTGCGCCAGCAACGAGAAGCTCTACCCCCAAAAAGGTAACGCTAACTCAAACCCAAGTAAACATCGCCAAACGACTAGGTGTTCCATTGGAACTCTATGCGCGTAAGGTTGCGGAACAAATGAGGAACTAAAAATGACAGATGCAAATCAAAACCGCGCAAAGCGCGAAACCGAAAGCCGTGCAGCAGCCGAGCGTCCAAAAAAATGGTCGCCTCCCCAACTTCTGCCTGATCCTCATCCAGAGGAAGGGTATGCGTTCCGTTGGATCCGTCTAGCTACACTTGGCACAGCAGATGCGTTGAATATTTCCTCAAAACTTCGTGAAGGCTGGGAGCCTGTCAAGGCATCAGAACACCCCGAAATCATCTTGATGAGTGGTCAAGCTAACCGCTTTCCAGACAGTATTGAGATCGGTGGATTGTTGCTTTGTAAGACACCAGTTGAATTTACTAAGGATCGTGATGCGTATTTCGCTAACCAAGCGGATGCACAGATGGCCTCAGTAGATAACACTTTTATGCGCGAGAACGATCCTCGGATGCCTATGTTCAAAGAGCGTAGTTCTAAGGTGAGTTTTGGCAAAGGTCTTTAATTTTTTTGGAGCTTAAAACATGGCTTACCCCACTGTCTCAGCACCCTACGGTCTAAAGCCAATCAATTCAATTGATGGCAAGCCCTATGCAGGTGCTTTTCGGCAGATTCCCGTTGCTGCTTCTTTTGGCACTGCTATCTTCTTTGGAGATACAGTTCAAATTGACGGCACTGGCTATCTGATTAAATCAACTTCTACCAATGCTGGCACTATTGTTGGCGTTTGCGTAGGCGGTTCATATGTCAACTCCAGCGGTCAAACCGTTGAGGGCCAGTACATCCCTGCATCCGTATCAACTACAACCAACTATGCTTATGCGTATGTTATAGATGACCAACAAGCGCTTTTCAAAGTTGCTGTTGTTTCTTCTGGAACAACCATGAGTACAGCGGCTCGCGCCGATGTTGGCTCTAACGTGGCATTGGTTCTTAACGCTGGTAGCACTACCACTGGCAATTCGGCCTTTGCTGTAACTTTAACGGGTGCTGGAACTACTTCCACTATCCCAATTCGTGTGATCGATGTTGTGCCTGAAACCGCTACTGCGGCGGATGCCTTCACCGAGCTGTTGGTGAAAATCAACGCACACCAGTACAACAACACCACTGGTGTCTAAGGAGTAACTTAAATGGCTATTTCACGCGCACAACTATTGAAAGAACTGCTCCCCGGATTGAACGCTTTGTTCGGTTTGGAGTACGCTAAGTATGGCGAGGAACATAAAGAGATTTATGAAACCGAAACCTCTGAGCGTTCGTTCGAAGAAGAAACGAAACTGTCTGGTTTCTCTGCTGCACCTGTCAAAAACGAAGGCTCTGCCATCGCTTACGACAATGCGCAAGAAGCATGGACTGCTCGTTACAACCACGAAACCATCGCAATGGGCTTCTCCATCACTGAAGAAGCAGTGGAAGACAACTTGTATGACAGCTTGTCTAGCCGCTACACCAAAGCATTGGCTCGCGCTATGGCTTATACCAAGCAGGTCAAGGCCGCTTTTGTGTTGAACAATGCGTTCACCACAACAGTGACTTACGGTGACGGCGTTACC